TAGTTCAGCACCCGCGTGCTGGTGACGATGGAGCCGGGCAGTTCACCGTTGGTGGTGATGTACGTCTCCCGCCAGGTCAGCAGGTCCGTCAGCGGCGTCGCCGTCGCGATGTCGGACCACAGCGTGGCCGGCGCCACCGACATGGACCCCGACCGGCCGAAGTCGGCCTCCACGATGAGGCCGTTCTCATCGATGGTGACCGCACCGTTGACGAGCGCGTCGCCGCGGGCCAGCTCCATACGCGCCATGATCGACTTGACCATGCGTTCGGCGTCCGTCATCAGCGCGCCACGAATGCGGTCGTCGAGCTTGCGCTGCCTGAGCCGGTCGTACTCACCCAGCCGAATCTTCCGGCTGATCGGCGGCAGCTCGCCGGACACCCGGATGACGCCCGGCCTGGAGCCGATCGGCGACTCGGCGTCGTACGCCCGGAAGCTCGCGGCCTCGATCAGGCCCTCACCGCCGCGGGTGAACCTGAAGTCCAGGTCGTCGATCGGGTTGTTCGGCAGCCACCTGGCGAGGGAGAACTGGTTGCGCGCCCAATCCTGGGCGCCTGCCCGCACGTAGCCGGTCAGCTCCGCCGGGGTGATGTAGTCAGTGTTGATGAGCATCGGAACCCCTTAGGCGAAGATGATGCGGCCGGCGACGTCGGCCTTGCCGGCGGCGTTGACCACGACCGGGAGCTTGGACTCGATGACAACGCCATGGACGAGCATGGCGGCGCCGATGTCGGTGGTGGTGACACTCGGAATGTCCACGGCGCAGAACAGGAAGCCGGCCAGCACCTCGGTGCCGTCCGCGCCCGCGTCGTTGTACGGGCCGTACTTGCCGGTCGTGGTGATCAGGCCGAGCGGGATGCCGCTCTTGAAGTACCCGTCCGGGTAGTGGGTGCCCGCCGTGAACGCAGAGGTGTCCAGAGTGATCGTGCGGGCGGCGTCGGTGCCATGAGCCGAACCGAGCCACGACTGGTCGTCGGAAGCGAAGTTTTCGGTCCTCAGGGAGAGGTCCATGTTGTCTCCTCAGGAAGGTCAGGTGGTTTTGTTGCCATGCCGCTCAGCCCACAGATCCCGGCCCGCTGAGACCGACGGCGCCTGCTTGCCGGTCTGCCGTGCCCCCTGGTCCAGCACCGGAGGCGCGGGAAGGGACGGCGGACCAAGCTGAATAGGCGAAGACCCGAAGTAGTCGACGGCGTCCGCCTCGTACTCCTCAGCGGTGGCGCCGACGATCCGGCGGGAAGCCGCCAGCAGTTTGGTCGACACCTCGGCCGGAAGCCCGGCCTTGATGGCGGCCTGTAGCCGCAGCAGTTCGGGCTCCATCGTCGCGACCCGCTGCTCGGCGGCGGTCGCTCGCGCCTCGACCCGCTCCATGTCGGTGCGGGACGCGTCGGCGAGCTTCTGCATCTCGGCGTCGGCTTCACGCAGGCGCGCGAGCTCCTCCGGGGTGACGTCGATCGCCTTGAGCCGGTCCTCGTGCTTGCGGGCGTGTGTCCGCCAGTAGGCGGCCTGCTGTTCGGCCGTCATGTCGGCTACCGGCGTGTTCTCCGGGTAGCCGCGCTCTCCTCCCACAGGAGGCTGCACAGGCGGTACGGGCGGCTGAGTGGGCGCTGTCGGGGCGGGCTGGCCCGTGGCGGGCTCCGGCTGCCCCTGCGGCTGTCCGACGTCCACGGAGCCTCCCAGAACGGGCCACACGACCCTGCCTGAAGGCAGAACAGCGATGGCCTGGAGGCCGGTGTACGGGTGGACGGGCAGCACGGCAGTGTTCATGCGGATGATCTCCCATGTCGGGACGTACGCCCATGACGGGCGGTCAACGGTTCGGAAGGTCGGCGGCCGACGTGAACTTCTGGCCTTTGACCGTGAGTACCGGGCCGATTTCGCCGTGCTCGTGCACGGTGAGCAGCTTGCGGTAGTCGATTCGTCGGCCTCCCCTGTCGGAGATGCCGAAGCGTTTGTCGATCTCCTCGTGCAAGGGGTCAAGTAGGTCGCCCAAGTTGACGAGGTTGTCTCCGTTGAAGACGTTCACGCCGCTGCTGGTGCTGCGGACGGCTTGCGCTCCGTCAGTGACGGTGACCGAGTTGATGACCTGCCCGGGGTCCTGGCGGCCGACGATCGGCGCCACCGCGCAGTCGCATGCGGGATGGATAGGCAGCAGATCCTCGACGTGGTAGCGCTGGGTAGAGGCCAGCACGCACATGGCGCAGTTCTCGGCCCCGGTCAGGACCCGCCGGTAGCCGACGATGCGTTCATCGCCGCGCCCCGCCAAGGCGATGCGAGAGGAGTGCGTCTTCGCCAGCTGCAGGTCTGTGGCCGCGAGCCCTTCCGCCCGACGTAGTCCCGCCTGGATCGCAGCCTTGAGGAGAGCACCGCCAGCCAGGTCCGTCCAGATCTGGATGAACGGGCGACGGTACACCTCGACGGCCGGCACCCCGCGCAGGTCGTCTCCGAGGGTCACCCCGGCGGGCTCGACCGGTTCGCCGAGCAGGTCGGACAGGATCGCCGCCAGGTAGACATCGGTCATGGCCGCCATCGCCTGCTGCGCCCCCGCGACCATCGGCGTCGCTGCCGCTATGAAGCTGTCGGCGTCGGCGTCCCGCCAGGAGGTGAGTCGGCCGAACAGGTTCACGATCGCGTCCAGCAGCGCGGTGCGCAGCGACGTGGCCGACGAGTTGTACGTGGCGGCGATAGCAGCTTGCTGCGGGTAGGCCACCGCTGCTCCTAGGTGAGGTTGTCAGGTGCAGGCCGCGGCGCCGGCGCGGGCTGCCCTGGAACCTGCTGGCCGGCGTTGAGGCTCGCGGCGAGAAACGCGTCCTGAGCCTGCCCGGCCGTGATGCGCTTGACCTGCTGCGGCGACTCGCCCATCCGTTCGGCGACCACGCCCAGCGGATACCCGATGCTCTTGATCTTCGTGGCCATGTCCGCGACCACGCTCGGGTTGAGCTGGCGCGGGTCCTTCCACCGGACCTCCGACGACACAAAGTCACGATCCGACCCAGCGATTTTCGCGGCCAGGCCGAACATGTCCTCCAGAGACTCGCCGAACCCGGTCTGATATTCGCCGATCTTGGCCACGTGGTTCGTGTCCAGCGCGATCACCGTGTCCGCGCTGACGTTGATCAGGTCACCCGCGTAGTAGTACGCCGGCGTGTGCGTCAAGATCAGCAGGTCGAGGATGTCGGCCTGGTGAGTTTTCAGGTAACCGATCAAGTCGGTCTGGGAGAACTCCCCGAACTTGGTGTTCTCACCGGTCGACGCCCACAGTGTGCCCGGGTCAGGCCGGAAAGGCTGCTCCACCTGCGGCTGCCCGCTGACCGGGTCGAGGATCGGCAGACCCGTCTCCCCGTCCGTGATCGTCTTGAACTTGTGGCCAGTCACGTACTTCTGCCGGAACGCTGAGTACCGTTCCGCTGTCATCCGGTTCAGCATGCTGAGGTTGATGCGGTCTTGGATGTCGATGCCCTGCGCGAAGTCCGGCACCGGGGACTCACCCAGTTCTGGCGCACAAGTGAACGGCACCACCGGAACTTCCTTCAGCGGGTTCTCTTGGGCTTCGACGTGGTTGCCGTCGAAGCCCAGCCGCAGCCCCCAGTTCTCGGCCCCCCACGGCAACGCCCGGCCGCCAGAACGCCGACCCGTCTGGTACTTGACAATCCAGTCAGGCAGATAGACCGTGGCCTTCCCCACCTGCTCAATGTCGTCATACCAAGCCTTCAGCGCGGCGATCCGCTCACCGGTCGCCGGGTCATACTCGACGATCACTTCACGCGGATGCTCCGGAGTGATCAGGGGCCGCTTCGGGTCCTTCGGATGCGGGCCAACGATCGCATACGACTCCGACTGGCTGAGCGAGGTCCGCCAGATCTGCTTCTGCTTGGAGTCCATGCGGTTCTGCTGCCACCACCGCCACGCCTCGTCATCCGACTTGCCGGCGGCGTCCGTCACACCGATCGCCAGCAGTCGGTGAACCGACGCGTCGACCACCATCTGCAGGAAGTTCGTGCGAGCCTTCCGCTGGAAGTCCAGGTACACCGACGCTGGCCCCTTCGGGCCTTGCGGCAGCGGCGGATTCCCCGAGTAGTAGTCCCACCAGCAGTTCAACTGGATCTGCCGGTCCCGCAGCTTCCTGCCAAGCCTGAGCAGCCACCAGTCCGGAGACAACGGGGTGGTATCCAGCACGCGCGCACCCCACATCCGTCAGAAGGTGTAGCCCTGCATCTCTTCGGTCTGCTCAAGCACGCCCTTGGCGATCGCGTCCGCCCGCGCTTCCCACGCCAGGATCGACGCCGCTGCGGCGTCGATTTTCCGTAGGGAGTCTGGGTGCTCCTTGCCGATCTGTACGCCGGCGCGGGACACCCGGCGGCGAGCGTTCAACATGTGCCGGGTGAGCACATGCGACCCGTCGTGGGTCATCTCCCGTTCCACGATCGCGTTGTGCAGCCTCTCGGTGGCACGGACGATCTGTATCGCCCGGCCGCCGGTCATCCACCACTCGATCGGATGGTCCCGGGCGGCCTTCGCCTTCAGCCTGGCGCCGTACGCGGCCTCCCAGTCAGTGACATGCCCCTCCCACTTGGCCGGGTCGGCGTAAAACGCCACCACCTGGAACCGGTCGAAGACACCCTTCACCGCGGCGAGCACCTCGACCACCGGAACCTGCCAGCCGTCCGCGGCAGGGCCTTCCGGCTCCTCCCACACCCCGATCGGGAACAGATGCCCATCAGAGACACGACAGCCGATCAAAGCGGTCGCGTCGGTCACGCCCCGGTTGCGCTTGCGAGATCCGTCGAAGCCCAACGTGATCGCTTCGCCGTCAGCAACCACCTTCGAGGCATCCACGCAGGCCGCCCACTCTGGCTGTGACAGCCAAGAGTCGGAAGCATGCGTCACCTGGTTCAGGAAGTCCGATCGGGACTCCTGCGGGTCCGAGGACGGATCCCAGATCGTCGCCACCAGGATGTCGAGGTCGACATGGCCCGGCGGGCAGGCCGGCTGGTGAATCACACACCCGCCCGGGTGCCCCGAAGAGTCCCCGTAAGCGACCCGCAGCCCGATCGTCAGCGACTCACGGTCAGCCATGTCCGTCTCGGGAGGCGCCTCGCGGTGGTCGTAGTGCAGGCCGTCGTCCTTCGCGCGGCCCTCACGAATCGCCTTGAAGAACGCCGCCGACTCCTCCGCGACGCTCTCATGCCCGGGGATGAAGGCGTTCGGCGACTCGACGAACGACCC